GCTTAGGCCTTTGCGTGTGATTGACCGGCCAAGATACTGACCAGTCTCTGACACGTTCTGAGTTGTGTCGGTCACACGGGAAAGCGTCAAGGGTGAATGGCCTTGGTAGATTTTGCGCTGCATAGCCAAGGCCGCGCCGATGTAAACCACGGCAATGCTTGGCACTGCGCCGGTGACTTGGATGCGCCAATATCTGGCCGTGACCGATGCAAACAGGAACATCGCCACGCGCCCAGTAGGCGCACCGCTGACCTGGGTTGTCCAAGTGCTGTTGTCTGTGCTGCTTTGGACGTTGATCGTTGCGCCATTGAAATCGCCGACAAGCCCAAAGTAATCGCAAGCCACAGCCGCGCCTTGGTCAATTGCCCAGGTTGCAGGGACTGTTGTCGGCTTCCAGTATTCGTAGGTTGTCGGGTAAGTCGCTGCCACTGCCGGGTAGCCTGTGGCGCTTGATGATGCGGTCGGTGTTTTGCCTTCCGCATAGTTTTGATAGCCAATGCGCGAGTGGTTCAGGTCTGGCGTCGGCTCGTAGCCGCTTTGGATGTAAATCATGACAAAACCACCTTTGAGCCGTTGCGCTGCGCTTCGATCAGTTGGTCAATCAAGCCGCGCACGCTTTCGCCAGAAAACATTTCCCCAGCGCTGATGCCTTGGATTGTAATGACTTGATTTGTTTGTGGCGCAATGTTTGATGCCGCTGTAACGCTTGGAGATTGCTGTGAACTTGACGACCCAGAAGAACCGCCAGAAAAGCTGACGCCACTGTCGCCGTTTGACAATAAGCTTGCTGCCTGCAATCCGCCAGACGCCATGATCAGGCCTGCCGTGACGCCGCCCTGCGCCATGACTGCGGCCTTTGCGGCGGCGGCGCGGGCCAGAGATGTTGGGTCTCCTGGAATCAACTGAGATGCAAAAGCAAGCGCGGCAGCTTGGGCTGTCGTGATGCTGTTTTGAGCAAGCGCCATCTTTGTTTGAAGCGCAATAGACGCCAGCGCAAACAGCTTGTTTTTCTGACCAAGTGTGTTCAGTATGCCGACCACCATATTGGCTTGCTTTGCCCTTACATCGGCATCGTGTGTTGCAACTTGATTTGCCAGATTCTTGCGAATCTCAGCGGCCTCAGCTTCTTTTGCTGTGATCATGTCGATCATTGCAAACTCAATGGCCTGGAGTGCGTTTGCTCGTTCTTGCGCCGCTTGAATTTCGATGGCTGTGTATTCGGCATCGGTGATCAAGCCAGCATCACGGATTTCCTTGGCTTTTGCGACTTCCTTGTCATATGCCTCTTGCGCAATTTGCTCCCTTGTCAATGTTGACTGCCTGAGCATTTCCGCTTTTTGCTCAAAGTATGCTTTGTCGGCAAGCAGCATATTTGCGTTTCGTTGGAGCGCGGCTTCTTCTTGTTTTTTGATGAAGTCTGTCAGTGGGTCTTCTTGCTTCTCTCCGCCACCAGAATCCGGCTTTGGCAATCTTGATGGCGCAGAAAGGCCAATGCGCCGAGATTCCGATTGACTCTGATTGTCCTTGCCTTGTGCATTGATCACCTGCTGGCGCTCAATCTCTTTGAGATATTCCAATCGGCGCTTTTCTGTGGCGATGGCTTGGTCAATGGCCGATGTGTCAGACCCGGCCTTCATGTAGCGTTCACGGGCAGCGTTCAGATTGTCAAGCTCATCCCGAGTGCCTTTGAGGTTGCCTTGCAGGTCTTTGAATGGGTTGATCGTGCCGAATGTCGCCAAGGCATCCCAAAAGCCATTTGCGTGCTTGATGCCAATCAGAAACTCATTGATCAGGTTATTCAACTCAGGCACAAGCGCGTTTGCAATGGTCTTGCCAAGCGTGCCAGATAACGTGTTCAGTCGGTCGATGTTCTCATTGAACTCGGCGGCTTGCTTTGCCATGTCAGTGCTGATGACCGCACCCAGGCGCTCGGCCTCAATGCGCAAGTCAGCAAGGCCTTGCTGACCTTTGTTCAGCACTGGAATCATGTTCAGACCAGCGCGTGAAAAGATGTCAACAGCCAGCGCAGACTTGGCCGCGCCATCCTCCATAGAGGAAAACACGCCAGCCAAGTCGGTCAAGACATCATCAACATTGCGCAGCGTGCCATCGGCGTTTTGCACCGATATGCCAAGGCCATCAAACATCTTTGCCGCTTGGCTTGTCGGGTCAATCGACTCTGCCATTTTGTTTGACAGTGCGCGAATGGCCGTGCCAAGGTCGTCAACGCTTGCGCCATTGATTTTGGCTGCATAGGCAAGCGATGACAGCTTCTCAACGCTCACGCCTGTTTTCTCGGCCATTTCATCAAAGGCATCGGCCGAGTTGATGGCCTCCATCGTCATGTTCTTGAGCGTCGATGCAACGCCAAGTGCAGCAAACGCAGCGCCGATCTTGTTGATGGATGCGGCCATTGCATCGGCTTTGGCCGTGACCGTGCGCTCTGCGTCATTGAGGCCTGCTTTGAGGCCTGCCGTGTCGGCTGTAATCTGTACCGCCAGCTTTCCTATCGTTGCCATTTATTTCTCCAGCAAATCATAAAGCTCGGCACAGTCGGCATCTGTCAGTCCCCCGGCGTAGTCAAGCTCCTTATCCCGCGGGCGCTTGGCTTCGTACACCAGCCACCATTCGGCAGGCGACATTTGCCAAAACTCGGATGGCGACAGACCCCATCCGATGGCGGCAAGGTAAAAGCCGCCCCAATCAACGTCCGTCAACTCAATTGAGACTGACTTTCTTTTTTTTTCGGCTCAGGGAAAATCGCCATCAGGATTGAATCCCGCATCGCAAGCAAAGCCTGAACATCGCCAGTCATCAACTCGCGATAGATTTCGTCATCGTCAACCCGCGCACCGGCGGCACGCAAGAACTCGCCAACGACAAAAGCCAAATGAGACAAAGGCGGCGCATCAGTGGACAGGCCTCGCACCAATCCAGCCAGGCTTACCCGCTGCTCAATCTTGTTCAGAATCATCATGGTCGGCTTGACCGAATAGGCCTTGCCGTCCCATGACAATTCAACGTCTCGAAAGACTGCGCTCATCAGACGGCAGGCGTGTAGGTGTACGCGCCAGACGATTGCAGCGATGCACTGAAAGTCGTGGCTTCGTTGTACGTTGCGCCAACTTCAACCGATGCAACAAAGAAATCACCAGCGATTGTGCCAACGCCTGGGAATGTGATTTCAACGCCTTCGATCAGACCAGACGAGCCAGAGGCCAAGGCGATCAAAGCGCCATCTTTGGTCACGCCTTCAATGGTCATGTCCAGCGTCTTTGTGCCAGCGACAGACAACATGGTTCGGAAACCGCTGTCGTCGTCAGAAGTGATGTCCACAGGCTCATTGCCGATGGTGAATGATTTTGTGCGTGCGCCAGCCACGGTGGCGGCATTGACTTCAACAACAACAGAGCGACCAACAAAAGCAGTCATGATTAAACCCCTTGTTCAGCGACCAAATAATGGCCTGATTCAGATTGCAGATAAACCCCAGCCTCAGAATCCAAGTATTGTTCAAGATACCCGTTTTCTTCGACGATCAAACGAAACCGGATAACTCCGTGCCTCGTTAAGCCATCAGGATCTAAGAATGATTCCTCAAACTCTGCGTGACATTCTACCAAGTGACCACCAGTGATGGTCAAGTTTGCGCGGTTCAGCGTGTGGTAAACCGAGCGCATGATCTCTTTGACTTCTTTGCGTCCGCGATACTGCGACCACACATGAATGGTGCAAATAGTCTCAGACCCGACTGAGTTGTCGGTGTCAAATGGCGTGCTGCGATCATCGCCAATGACGATGTAAGGGTAAGCCGTGACCTGTGGCACATCGTCGTATGTCGGGTAGCCAATGGCCTCGACTGCCTCATAAATGGCCGTCTGAATTTCTTCTTGCATCATGGCGTCAGACCTTTCGATGCGTTGTCTGCCAGTGTTTTCAGGCGTTGATTGAACCTTGCCTCTTGCGCGTCAAGTGCGGGTTGCAAGAATGGGCGGGGCTCCATGTTGACAGTGCCAAACTCAAGCGGCGCGGCGTATTGCACATTGGCAGACACTTCGGCTGTCAGTCCGGTAATGTTTGCCGTGATTGACTGCACCAATCGCCCGGTATCGGTTGCAGGCGCTTGACCTGGGGCAGATGCTCGATGCGTTCTGCGCGGATTGTTCAGTTTGTATTCGCGGCCATTCTTCGGGCCACCCTGGATGGCTCGGATGGCGTGCGTGCGAACGTCCTGTGATGTAGCCATGACAATCTGCGCCAGCGCAGCATCAGCTTGTGCGCCGAACTTGCGAATGTTTGCAATCAACTGCTTGTCGCCGACCAATACCGACTTCATGTTGCGACACATTCCAAGCATTGCAACTCAAGCCACCGGTTGCGCATTTCCACGTTGATGATGGCAATGATTTGCATGGGGTTGCCGCGCATGACGATGCGGTCGGACGGCAAAAGGCCATCGCGGTATCGAATGAAAATGCGGTGGCTCACGCTGGCCTCGCGTTGCATCCCGGTCATGGCTTCGCGGCCAGACAGGGGGCGAACATCGCCCTTGGTGCTGAAC